GTATTCATTAGTACAACCTGTATTCCCGCAAGAATAACCAGTTTTAATTATTGTAAATGTTTTCATGATATATTTTTGGTTAAGATATAAAAAACATCATACTAATCTATATACTATATATAGATCAGAAGTTATTTTCTAATGTACTGATAAAATATGATTGTATACAGGTCTCCAATTTTTAGAGTGGATATCTATTATAATTTCAGCATGTTCTATTGATGTAGTGGGTACACTTGCTAATACTTCATTTCTAACAAATTCGACTACCTCAAGGAAATAGTTATTTAAAGTGTTTGAACTTTCTAGTGTTTGCTGTTTCCTTTGTTGTGGATCACTTGCAACAGTTTGTAAATTTAAGTTATTCATAAGATATTAATTAAGATATATTTTGCTTCTTTTTAGTAAGTAGCATAACAATACTATCACGCATTGTGTACATTGTCAATAGTAAATGTTTAGACAGTTTTTAAAAAAGTGTTGTATTTAAGAATCTATACTTAAAAGTTTACTCATGCATTTACCCATGCAAATTGAAAATCACCCTAGACATAAGTATGAGAATGTAGTCCTAATCCCATGCAAGGTTTTTTGCATGAGTATTGCATGCATAAGTATAGAGGGCTAAGGTAAGGTAAGTAGTATATATATTTACTTTACTTATACAATATATTGTACTAATTGTTTTTTTTAATATTTTAGAAAACACTGCCGTAAGTGTATTTTTGCATGAGTAAACTTTTGATGTTTTCTATTTACTATATATAATATATAATATATGGTATATGTATTATTAAATAATTATATTATTATGAATGCACACTTTCAAGCCATGTTACCAATTGAGGTTTTATTAGAACTTGAAAAATTAAGAGGTGATTTCCCTAAAGGAAAATTTTATGCTAAAATATTAAAGCTAGGTATTCAAGTTTATAAAGATAAATACTCTATCAATGGATAAACCTAAAAAGCCTCAAGGTAAATTAGATTACGGGAAGATAATGAAGGGAATGAATTTAGGAATGAAGAAAAAGGATTTGGCCACTTATGCCGGTAGCCTTGCAAAGAGTGATAGTGCAAAAGCTGTAAGTGTTACTAGGGTGCTTAAAAGTGATAAATTCCAGGCTATGATGGGTGAAAAGGTAAGAATGGCGAATGATCATTTAACTGAGGAGAAGTTAGAAAGAACTAATGCTGTTGGATTATCTAATATAATTGATAAGTTATCCAAAGTGGGTGGTATAGCGTTACAGGGTACAGGGGATCAGAATAATGTTACCAACGTTGATACTCAGAACATCCTTATACAGTATTTAAAGGGTGATACAGCAAAGGAATAAGGATATAGGTACATAAGTATCCCTTGAGATATAGGAGGGCTAAGAAGCTTATTAAAGTAATTAGATAGATATCTAAATATCTATGTTTAGATAGATATCTAAATATCTATATAATGTAGGTCTAATTAGTATGCGTATTTAGACTATGTTACATAGGCGTATTAGTCTATGTAATGTAGGCGTATTTAGTTGTTACTCTCTTAATATACCTTTAAACTTATAGCATACACCCGTGGAGATGAGGGGGGGGTGATATTTATACCTGTACAACCTACAAGGTAGGAGGGGTGGGGGCCTTATATCAAATACCCCCTACCACCCCGAGGATTGGAAGAAGAATATATTTTTACTTCCACTCTTAAAAATAGAACTTTTGTAAAGTCAGACTAATTAGAATGAAATGAAATGTCATACCAGTTGTTGAATTGGTGTTGAGACTCACGAGCTGGTAACGTCGTAAGTATAACATTTATTTTTACAAATAGATAGAGTGATTTATTTAGAAAGTATGGTATACTAGAACTGCTGACCTACCAGGAGTATTCAACTATCTGCTAGTCGCACTTACGATCCGAGTTCGCTTCCACTCTCCACAAAAGGAAGCACCACTTAACTAATGTGTTAGCATTAGTTTTATTTAATGCTTGACAGTTTTTAATATGTGTGATATTATTGTGTTCCATTAACTAAATATCTTATGAAATCACTTTTATACATCTTAATTGTTCCAGCAGTATTGTTATTCTTTGCTGGGTTATACACAGCTTCAGTTATCTGCTGGGGTATCTGGATTACTTTTATGTTAATTGAAACTAAAGGTTATTCTTCCAATGGAACCAGAAGATAGTTTGACATTGTCAGACTTATTTGGTAGGATAGGAATATGAAAAAAATAACTATAGGTTTACCTAATGCTACCGGAGATACTAGGAATGATTGGTCAGTCATGCTGGCTGGTATGTGTTCCTATTTAACCTCACAGCATTATGATATTGAGCTTGTCACAGTTGATAGGTCTTTTATTGATATGGCTAGAAATGTTATAGCTGAAATAGCTATAGGGAATGATTCAGATTATTTGTTCTTTCTAGATGCTGATACCTATATAGATTTAGATGGTGTGGATAAAATGGTTAAGCTTGATAAGGATATCGTTTCACCTCCAGTTGCTGATAGAAAAGGAAACAAGGGGTTAAATATTGTGAATGAAGGATTGAATAAATTACTACATGTTGATGAGACTAAGCAGGTGACTGGTATTGGAATGGCCTGTACTTTAATTAAACGTGAGGTTTTGGTTGCTATGGCTGGGGAATACCAGACACCATTTGAATTTTCTACTGTTATGGTAAATGATAAGAAGGTAAATATGGGAGAGGATATTGGCTACTGTGTGCGAGCTAATGAGAAATTTGGATTTGAAACATGGTGTATTCGTGGAATAAAAACAACACATTTAGGAGAACCTAAAAAATATACTTATGAAGGATAAATTAATAATCATAGCTGCAGGTGAGGGGAATCGGTGGGGGAATCATACTGGAACAACTAAACATTTAGTTGTAGTTGATGGGGAATCCCTGCTTGCCAGACAGGTCAGACTGTTTGATTGGTGTGATGTGACTATAATCGGTAGCTCTTTAGAGTACAAAATACCTGGAGCTGATCTGATTATTCCTGCTGAGACTGGGAAGCGTGACGTAAACATGGAATGTGTTTTAACAGAAAAACTCTGGAACAAAGAAGGTAGAACTCTAATTACTCTTGGAGATATATTTTTCACAGAAGAGGCAGTTGAGACTATTCGGGACTACAAGAAAAAAGATATGATGTTCTTTGGTCGTGAGGGAGAAGGAGTAACTTGTGAGTATGGAGAATTATTCTGTCACAGTTTCTATCCTCATCAGCATCATTTATATAAGGAAGCTTATGAGACTGCTGCTAAGATGTATGAGGTGGGTAAGATAAATAATTGTGAGTGGTGGGAACATTACAGAATTTTAGACAACATAGATCCAAATATACATGAAGTGGGGGAACACTTTACAGAGATAAATGACATGACAGACGATTTTGATTTCCCTAAAGATTATGATATATGGCAGAAACTTTATTCCAACTCCTAATAGCTCATGCTATTGCAGATTTCGGTTTGCAAAGTAACTGGTTAGCTAGGAACAAGAACAGACATCAGGAAGATATAAAGGGTATGTGGATTCATGCTTTGTTTTCTCACGCACTAATCCATGCTGGGATGACTCTGTTATTTACAAGTAGTACATTGTATGCCTTAATCATGTTGATTACACACTACTTTATTGATCTAGGCAAATGTGAGGGGAAATATTATGTTCATACAGATCAACTCCTACATATGTGTGTTATTTTATTTATTTCAATAATTTTTTATATCTAAATGGAAGTTAATACAAGAACATTCATCAGGGAATATCCACGATGTATGGCTCAGGAATGCCAAGTAACCAAGGGTGGAGAGGTAATTGGTGTCTGGATTCCATACGATAAAATGCAAGACTATGAAACCGAAGATTAGACTATCTGAGAAAGACCTGCCGAAGAAGCATGAAGATAGAGTTAATCTGATAAGGGCGATATTCGCAGAAGATTTGTACGGCTTTGCTAGGAACATTCTCAAAGAACATTTAACCTTAGAGATACCTGATTTCCATCAGGAGATTTATGATATTATTACTGATGGTGAGAAGAAGGTGGCTATAGCTGCACCCAGAGGACATGCTAAGTCTACTCTGATATCTTTAGCCTACGCTTTGTGGAATGCTCTGACCTTGAAAAAGAAATTTATAATTATTTGTTCTGATACATTCCCTCAGGCAAAGATGTTCTTGGAAACAATTAAGACTGAGATTGAAACTAATGAGCACATCAGAGGATATTATGGGAATCAAAAGACTGACAAATGGACAGAGTCTGACATTGAGCTTAAATGTGGGGTGAGAATTATGGCCAAGGGAGCTGAGATGAAGTTCAGAGGATTGAAATATGGTAGGCACAGACCTGATCTGATTATTATAGATGACCTTGAGAATGATGAGATGGTTGAATCTAAGGAGCGAAGGATAAAATTAGAGCGATGGTTTAATGGTACGCTCATCCCATCTTTGGACATTGATAAAGGACAGGTTGTCTACATTGGTACAATTCTGCATGATGATGCTCTACTGATGAAAGTTCTAACTAAATACCCAGGGTGGATTACTCGCTTGTACAAGGCAATACAGGATGATGGTACAGCTTTATGGCCAGAGCATTTAAGTATGGAGGACCTTGAGAGGATGAAGGAGGAGCATGGAGCTGTAGGATTGCTGGATGTATTTATGTGTGAGTATATGAATGACCCAATCACAGATGAGAATCGAGAGTTCAAGAGGGAATTCTTTAAATATTATACTGAGCCACCGGACCTTAGAAATTTAAAAGTAGCTATCACAGTTGATCCAGCTATATCTAAAAAGGAACACGCAGATTATTCTGTGGTATATGTTCAGGGTGTGGATAAGGAGAACAATCGTTACTGCTTAGACTATACTAGGAAGAGGTTGGACCCGTATGAGCTGTCTAATGAGATATTCAGGCTATATGAAAAGTGGAAACCTTGGACTGTAGGAGTAGAGAAGGTGGCATATCAGGAAGCTCTTATCTATATTTTGAAAGATGAGATGCGTAAGCGTAATGTTTTCTTTAAAATAACTGAGATTCAGACTAGGAGAGATAAAGAATTAAAAATTAGGGGGTTAGTTCCTATGTATATGTCAGGAGTTATGTACCACCGAGCTGAACATGTGACACTTGAGGAGGAACTATTACGCTTCCCTAAGGGCAGAACAGATGATGTGATAGATGCACAGGCTATGCAACAGGAATTAGTCAGACGACCTACTCAAATATTCCAACCTAACCAACAAAATCTAGCAGTTAACAATATTACAGGCTATTAATCTTTGCTTTTTTATTTATTAAATGTTATAATGTGACAGACAAATACAGAAAGGTCAGGCACGATGCAGCTATCTTTGATAGAAAGTGTGAGTATGCACATCATGGATTGAGATTCAGATGTCCAAGTTGTGGCTTAGTTAGGTACTTATTAGGGAAAGATGCTAAGTTCTGGAACGGGGAAAGGTTAGGTTGTAAGTCATGCGGTAATCCTAAAATTGAATTAAGGAATAAGGTAGACGATAAACGTGCAGTCCATTTGAATAATATAAAAAGTAGAAAGACAAACATAACTACCGGCACAGATAATCTAGTTAGAAGGTAGCGTAAGCTGGGGGAGACAGCTTATCAAATAAATAAAAAGACATGGCTAAGGCACCATCCCCTGAAATCCAGAAAGAAGCAGTTGATTTTGTAGTTAAGAAAGCGGGGGATTGGACTTCTATGAGTAACCAGATGAGAGACAAATGGTTGCATTTTTATGAATTGTACAGAAATTTTGAGACCAGAGGTAGACAACCTTGGCAGTCAAAGCTATTTATTCCAAAAGCTTTTGAAGTAGTTGAGAAGATTGCACCAAGGCTAACTGCACATGATCCAAAATTTGTGGCCATTCCTAAGAAAGCTAAAGCTACAAAATATATTTCTATCCTTCAGGATTATTTGTCTTTTGTATGGGAGGAAGAAAAAGTACAGCCTAAAGTTAGAGACTGGGTAAAGAATATGCTTATATATGGTACGGGTTTTGTTAAGGTAGGTTGGAAACAAAAAACTAAGACAGAGAGAAAAACAGAGACAATCCAGTTCGAGGGAGAGAATCTGCTTGCTGAAGTTGAGGAGGAAACTTTAATTGAGGAGATGCCTACTCTCGACCTGGTTGATATTTTTGATATCCTATTAGACCCAAGGGAAACTTCACTTCAAGGTGGGATGGGGTTGATTCATAAAAATGATTCAGTATTAAAAGCAGATTTAGATAAAGATGTTTATTTTAATATCGATGAGATTAGAAGTGAGAGAGAGATAGATGATAAAAAGAAACAGAAATATTCTGACAGAGGAATCCAAGATGAATCAAATGAGGACTATGTAACTATAAAAGAGTACTGGGGATTGTTTGAAGAAAAAGGAGTATGGAAAGAAAAAGTTATTACCATAGCTAACAACGGAACATTAATTAGATTTGATGATAATCCTTTTATAACTAAAGATAGACCTAAAGGTATGAGGCCTTTTGTACCTATGTACGATCAGCCAGTACCAGGAGAATTTTATGCTATCGGAGAAGTTGAGCCAATCGTTTCACTTCAGGAGGAAGTAAACACTTTGAGAAATCAGAGAATGGATAATGTTAATCTTGGAATTAATCAGTTATGGAGGGTAGACCCTGATGCTGGTATCAATCCATCTCAGGTTATCTCTAGACCAGGACAGTTAATCTTTGCTAGGCAAGGTGAGATTGAGCCAATGTTTAATCGTGATGTTCCAGTTTCTGCTTACTCTGAAGAACAAGCTATCAATAGAGACATCCAAACTACTACAGGTACAATCGACTTTACTCAAGAAGGAGGTTCTAAAGGATTCACAAATACAGCCACAGGAGAACGCATTAGAGCTAACGAAGCTAATTCTAGGTATCAATACAAGCTAACAAATGTAGAGCTCGCTATAGCGGAAGTTGGAAAGATGATGCTTTATATTACATCTGTATTTGGAGACCAGAACATTATCATCAGAAGTATCTCAGATGAAGGAGACCAATTCCTACAAGTGAACCCAGTTGTATTTGAAGATGCTGCTGACGGAGTTGAAGTTGGAGTTGATGCAGGTTCTACAGGATTCGATACCCTGGAAGATAAAAGAAACAATGCGATTGCTATGGGTAACATCTCTCTTCAGTATCACAATGCCGGAGTTCCAGTTGCTCTAGATAAAAATTATCTTGAAATTCTAAAATGGTTCCCAGGAGTTAAAAATCCTCAGGACCATCTAAATGAACAACAACCTCAAATGCCAGGTATGGAAGCAGGAGGTATGCCAGGAGGAGCACCACAAGGTCCACCTATAGATGCAATCCCACCAGTTAACCAAAATGTATAATGGATATCGATAAGCTCAAAGTATTTTTGAGACAAACAGAGGAACACAAAAGTATTCAGACTGCTCAGGTTCAGTACAATGCTGAAGTAATGAAGCAATCTAATCAGCTTGAATCTCAAAAAGGAGCTGTATCAGGAATGCTGAAATCAAAAGCTTGGGGATATGTTGAGGACTGGTTGAACGCAGAAAGAGACTCTCTAAAAAATAGACTATATAAGGAAGTTAAAGATAACCAAATTGTAAAAGCCCGAAAAACTACAGCAGACATCGAGGCTATAAATAAATTGTTTGCCGCTCTTGTAAATTTAGTAAGTGGATAAAATAGATTGAATTCGCTCTAGCAACTCCCCCCGCTAGGGCGGTCTCAGTTTATTTCTTAAACTTTTAACACTATGTTAGATGAAGAAACTACGGAGTCTACTGAGCAACCTCAAACCGAGGACTCATCTCCAGACCAACCAATCGTTTCTCCTGAAGGGGAGACTAGCGAAGAACCTCAACCAGTAGAGCCAACCCAAGAGGAGCCAACTGTTGAGTTAGATGGCGAACAAGTACTACTTTCACAAGTTAAGGAGTGGAAGCAAGGACACATGCGTCAGGAAGATTACACCAAGAAAACCCAGGAACTTGCTAATCTAAAACGTGAGACTTCTGCACCTAAGCAGGACTTGAGCGATGAAGATAAGCAGATCCAAGATTTTATTCGCAAGAATAAGATAATGACTGCGGACCAGTTTAACCAACAAATCGCGGATAATAATGAGATTATGTCTCTTAAAACCAAGGGTATGGACGTTAAACAGGAATCAGTTGTGAAGTCTCTATCTAGATCTACAGGCCTTACAAGCATGGGAGTACCTTACACCCAAGCTAGTATGACTGAAATCTATGAAGACATATTCTCACAAGCTGATAAACCCAAAGTTGTTTCTAAAAAAGTGGTAGGTGTATCACCAAAAAGTGGAGTTAAAACAGGAGGGAATAAATTGACCCGAGAGTCAATCGCTGCTATGGGAACTGAAGAATACGCTAAGCGTAAAACTGAAATTCTAAAAGCGATGACCGATGGGACTTTATAAATAATAACCCTTTCAAAGTTATGGCTAAGCAAGTATACCAATCAATTGCTGCCTCTGACTTGTCTGCATCTGCTGCTACTGCTGAAACAGTTACAGCTCCATTCGCTGGAAAACTTCTCATTAATGAGAGTTATATCAGAGCTGGAGAAATTGTAACTGCTGCAAGCACTACAGCTGCTATCGTTTATGTTCTAGTAGGAGGAGTAACTGTTTCATCATCTACTCCAGACTCTACAGTTTTAACAGCTGTAGGAACTACTCAAGCATTAACATCAGATAGTGACTCTTACATTGAATTCTCAAAAGGAGATGACATTGTTATGTCACATGCACAAGCCGTTGGAGCAACAATTACAGGTACTACATACTTCCACCTTGCACTTGAATGGGCTAAGTAACCTCAATTAAAAATATGGCTAATACAACTGTTACAACTGCTGCCAATTTCATTCCTGAAATTTGGTCAAAAGAAGTGATTGCTGCTGCCGAGGCTAACTTAGTTCTTGCAAATCTAGTATGGAGATTTGATGCAGATGTTTCTGCAGCTGGAGACACAATCCACGTTCCAAATCTTTCAGACTTTACTGCTCAAGACAAGGTAGCTGGTACTAGTACTTCACCACAGGCAAACACAGAATCTAAGGTTGATATTGATATCGACCAACACAAGGAAATTACTTTCCTACTAGAAGATATTGTTAAGACACAATCTTCTTACGACTTAATGTCTAAATTTACTGGTAAAGCAGGTTACGGAATCGCAAAGGCTGTTGATAGTTCTATCGCAGCATTAGCTACAGGTTTATCTCAAACTAAAGGTACTTACAATACTGCTATCACATCTGATGTGGTACTAGATTCTATTGAACTACTTGACCTTGCAGATGCACCTCAAGACAATCGTTTCTTCGCTTTCCGCCCAGACGTTAAACGTGATCTATTAGATATTGATAGATATGTTTCTATGGACTTCAAAAAGTCTATGGGAGTAGAAACAGGTATGATCGGAGAACTTTATGGTATTCCAACATACATGTCTACAAACATACTTAAATCAGTAGATAATACTTCAAACATCCTAGCTCACAAAGACTGTCTAGCTCTTGCTATGCAGAAATCACCAAGGACTCAATCTGATTACAGAATTGAAGAATTAGCAACTCAAGTAACTGTAGATACTATCTACGGAGTTAAAGAGATGCGTGACGACTTTGGAGTTTTAGTGAAAACTTAATTTTATAACCATCTAAAAATTATGGCATCAACTGTATACGCAGGAGATCTTAATGATAAAACTGGTGACCAAGCGGTTACCATGACTCTAACAACAGGCTCAGCTGTTTCAGCTATGACTGTTGCAGTCACAGATGGTGGTAAAATTACTGTCACTTGCACTACTTAGTAGGATCAGAGGGGAGTCGATTACTCGGCTCTCTGAATGACTTTATTAATTAATAAATATAATATGGAAACAGTATGGGCTGTAAATCCAGGGGGAGTCGTAGTGGCTCTAACACCTGAGTTGTGGGATAATCCACGCAAAGATAAAAAAGGTAGAAAATTTGAATATGGTTGGAGGGCTGCAACTGAAGAAGAGATTGCTGGTGAAAAGCAAGCTACTGTAGTTGCTAAGAAAGCTATCGCAGATAAGAAGATTGTAAAAACTCTTATAGTGAATGAGCAACCTATTACTGCTGAAGCTTTAGCAGGAGCTGGTATGTCTTATCAGGAATTAAAAGAGATAGCTAAAGAAAAAGGAATCAAAACTTTTGGTAAGAAAAAGGAAGTTCTAGCTGCTGAGTTAGGATTATAGGAAGAGTTTTGATACAATATATTTAATAAGAGGGGGGAGAAATCCCCCCAATTTAGGGAAATATAATTTAACCAAATAATATTATGCCAGATTTAACAAGAGATGGAGCAGTAGGCAATGTAGCTGTAGGTGCAACTACAACTGTTGTACTTGCAACTAGCCCAAATAGAAAATGGGTTGTGCTCTGTAATGACTCCGATGAGGAGATTTTTCTAGGAATTGGTTGTGCTGCTGTTCAAGGAAAAGGTATTCGCATTAGCCCTGTTGTAGCTACTGCCTCAGCAGATACTTATAAAATAGATGCTAATAATCAATGTACAGGTCCTATTAATGCTATATGTGCTTCAGGTTCTAAGAGCCTATCATTCGCTTATGGTCCTGCTTAAACTAAATAACTATGCCTCAGAAAACTCAAGCAACGCTCGTAGCTGAAATGCACACAGACATTAAATGGATTAAACAATTCGTTGAATGTGCTGATAAAAAATATGCTAAGAAGTGGGTACAAACCTTATTAACAGGATTAGTTGCCACAGTTCTAACGGCTGTAGTAGGTGCTTTATTAGGACTTATCCTGATACCTCACACAATGGCCTACATCAATTTATACATTAATACAATATTATAATGGCAACAAAATATAATGATTATTATGGTGGTACAGCTAAGGCTGGATCTAGCTATGATAAAAAAATGCAGGAATATGGTGCTAAGCTTAAACCTAAACAATCCTCTACTCAGAAGGCAGCTATGAGAGAAATTATATCTTCTGTTAAACAGGGTGCGAGTGAAGCAGCTAAGAAACATTCAATTCTAGGAAAGACTGTAGAGTTTGGAAAAAGAATAACAAGGGGGTACTAACTTAAAATAATATGGCAGGATTAGATACAATTTACTTTAATAGGTTAAAAGTTACTGACCAAAATTGGGACCTTATAGGTGCTAGTTATGTTCGTGTTCCAGCTCCGGTTAGTAATACTGATGCTTGTACTAAGTTATATGCTGATACAGTAGCTGGGGGTGCTCCATTGGAAACAGTTTTAGGTGTTGGTAACATTTCAAATGGTACTAATCTTATAATGACAGTTGGAGATATACTTACAACTGACACCATTAATGAGACAGGATCAGGAACAGGTGTAACTGTAGAAGGTGTCTTAATAAAAGACTCAGGTATAACTTTAGTAAATGCTATTACTGAGTTTTCTACTGATGGAACATTAGCAGGAGATTCAGATACAGCAGTACCAACAGAAAAGGCTACTAAGCTTTATGTAGATACTCAGGTTGCTACTGTTGATACATGGGGAGAGGTATTAGCTAATGGAAATACAAGTGGTGCTACTGATGCTATTATCACAGCAGGACAAAAGATTACTACAGATACCATTGATGAAACTACTGCAACAGCAGGTGTTACTATTGATGGAACTTTGATTAAGGATGGAGTGGTAACAGCTGACTTAGTAGGT